TGTGCGTCACCATGGGTACGTGTAAAACCTGCCATAATAATTTTCCTTTAAAAGTTTTTGAGCATATAGCTCTACTATTATTTATGCCTGGAACAAAAAAATCCAGGCTTTGGGCAATTAAATATTGGCTTTTTCTTCAGCATTTTGTAGTGCTGTAATCAGTTCAGTACGTTCATTTTTTCCAAGTGTACTTAATATCTGTCTAACTTTACCATATGCTTGTCTCATCGTTCCGGTACCCTGTACTTCTCCGGAATATGATGGACTTGATACTTCATAATCATCATCATTATCTACTTTATTCTGTCCGGTTGATACTGCTGATGCTGAAGATGCATACCAGGCTAAATCAGCCAATTGATTTAATGCGGCCGTTCCCTTATCCTTAGCATATGTTGCTTGAACTTGATTTGCTAATTCCTGAGCCTTTGTCATTATTTGCGGGTTTGATAAATCAACTCCCTGTAAATATGCTTTCCATGCATCTAATACAAAACTAGAGATGGTTGGACTTTGCTCATTTACGATGCTTTCAAAAATTATATTTAATTTATCAAATTTACTCTCACGTTGAATCTTTTTAAATATAGGAGCCCCTGACTGGTCAACACCGGTCATTCTTTCACCACTTCCAGCAGTATAATCTTTGAAACCACTTGGAGAACTTGTGGCACCTGAACCTGCTTTTAGCCTACCTTTTAGAGCCGCAGTTTGCTGTGGTGTCATTTTTGTAGGTTGTTGAGGTGTTGATTTTGTTTGATTGGGGTTAGTGCCTAATCCTGGTATTTGATAGGGCGTAGTAGGCATTGCAGTTCCGGTAGGAGTTTTCGTAGTAGAAACTTCTGGTTTAGTATCTATTGCACGAATAGCAGCCGCTTGTTTTTGTTTTCTAATTTCTTCTGGACTAGGACCAGTTGTAGTTGGTTGGGTTGGTTGGGTTGGTTGAGTTGGTTGCGTTGATTGAGTGGGCTGAGTTGATTGAGTGGGCTGAGTTGATTGAGTGGGCTGAACAGGTGCTGTCGCAGAAATCGCTCCGGATTTTACTGCATTGTCTAATCCAGCAGAAGCCTTTTGTATAAACTTATTAACAAATATATTCTTACCTAAAGTTTCTTTAGTAGTTAAATTTGCATCAGCATTTCCTGCTAGTTGATTTTGTTTACGTTGGAATGCCGCGGAGCCATAATTATTAACTCCGCGGACATCATTTGTGCCGAATTCATTCAGTTTCACGATTTTTCCTAATACTCTTGGAAAATCTCGCTTGGTCCTTACTCTTAATTGAACTTAGTAGTTTACGTTCTAAAATAGAGGCCTGTTCCTCACCATAATGCTTCTGCATTAGTTCAATAAGGTTTATTGCGCTGGTGATAATATTGTGGCCACGACTCTCAATAATGTGTTTAGCATCACGGTTTTGTCCAATTGCCTCAAGTTCCTCTAACAGACTGCGAGTTTGTCTTTGCATATGATTTTCCTAATAGTATTTATTCGGTATAAGTTATTTCTTCAAACTATTCAACAAAGACTTCAACTTTGACCCCTGAATATCAACTACTATCTTCTTGTTCTCAGGTTCTACTTCCTGATGAACCATGTCATTTACTGTAGAAATACTGCTATGTGTCTTAAATTTATTGATGATTTCATTAGGACTAGACGCCGGCTTGTATTTTGCTTGCTGGTCTGCATACCCTTCAGGATCATCATCTGTAATACGCATAGTTTCAATGTTATATTCTAAGTCAATCTTCATTCCAACCCCAGTTGAACTACGACTTTTCATACATTGAATTTGATACTTACCACGCTCACGCATACTGCGACTTGTAAAGATACCAAACACATTATCTGCTGTATTAATTTTACTGATACCACCGGCGATATGACTGTGGTCAAATTCAATCTCATCAACCGCTGAACGATTTAACTGACTTGCCGTGACCAATAATACACCCATCTCTTTTGCTAAGTTACGCAATTCTTCCGCAACATATTTGTCTTTAATAAACTGGTCATTGGGATTAACTTTGACTGATACCGGCATAACCAAATCTAAATAGTCAACCATTACAAAGTCAATTTTTATTCCTGTCTGTATCTGTACTTCTTTTAGATAAGCACGAATATCATTTACATTACTTTGTGCGGGTAAACCTTTAACACGATATTTACCTGACTTCTTGGCCATCATTTTAACTTTAAGGTCAGTTGTTTCAATATCTTTGCGAATTGATTTAGTTCCCATCTGAGTTAACATTGCATCGGTTCTTAGACTAGTTAATTCTTCACTAAGTTCTAATGAAATATATACACCACTCATACCTGTCTGTAACCAGTTCAATGCTAAGTTCATCATTACTAGTGATTTGCCTGAACCACTACCACCTGCAAAAATATTCAATTCTCCACGACTCATACCACCATATAAAATACGATCCATTTGTGGCCATCCAGTTGATACTTGTCCACCACTATTAAAATATTTACTGATGCGACCTTTAGGATCTGCAAAGTAATCTGTTCCCATATCTTTTTGTAGGCTGATTTGTACTGCATCTTTAATTAATTTTTCAACAGGACTAAAATCACCTTTCTCTAATAAATCTGCTGCCTTAAGAATTGCAGTTTCTAATGCTTGTCTTTTTGTAAATTCTTCAAATTTATCAAAGAACCATTCATGTTGTCTTTCATCTAATTCAGTTACTGGATCAATATCAATACCAGTTAATGCCTTAATTTGTAATGTGTCGGGTAGTGTTTTATATTTGTCTGTGTGTTCTTTAAATAGTTCTGCTACCGGACGTAGAGATTTATCAAAGTGTTCACTATTCATAATGTTCATAACACGAGTATATAACTCCGCGTCTGTTAACATCATTCTTAAAAATAATTTCTGTACTTCAGTTGTGTATTCTATTTGTTTAATTTCTGATTTGCTTACCAATTTGTTTTTTCCTTAATTCTATTTTGATTTTACTATTAGTAGCACTATATAATATACTTAGTAGGGTAGGTAGTTTGCCATATTTGACTACTGCATCATTTGTGTCTTTTACCTCGTCATCCCAATCGGGTAGACTTACTTGATACCCTAATTCTAAGGCTCTGTCGCATAATTCTAATCCCGTCTTATCTCTGTCAGGGACTACTATTATGGTTTTATTTAGTGTACTTAATAGTTGTGCTTGTTCGGTGCTAATGTCATCATGCATTACAGCTACACCATCTATGCTCAATGCATCAAATATACCTTCAGTTAATATACATACAGTCCATTCAGGCTTTTGCATATCAATATTAAACACATATCCTGGTTGTTGTTCGTTTAAATATTTTGGAGTTCTATCATCTAAAAATCTGCTAGTGTGACCTACGATTTTACCCTTGTATGTGTAGGGGATTATAACTCTATTGCCCATTCTGCCGGGCGATTGGGGTGTGATTAAGAAGGGATACTCATCACTACTTACTCCCCTTCGTTGCAGATAATCCAAGTATACTTTGTGCAAACTGTTATTTTTATCAACCAATTCACCCAAAGGCAATTCGTGGTCTTTGAATTTAATTTTTATTTTTTTCTTTGGTTGATTAGTAAAATCTAATAAGTCTTTATGTTGTAGACTTTCTAAACTCCAGCGTTTGATTTCTAAATCATCAATACCACACCACAATAATAGTTGTCGTGTTTTTGGTGTGATAGTTCTACCCAATACAAAATTACAAGTATAACTACAATTGAAACAATGCAATGACCAATTGTTACCATCTATTTTAATGCCGCCACGCATTCTTCTATCTGCTTTATGTCCACGATGGCTGCAACAAATAGCATTGAAACTAGTCCAGCCGCTATGAGTTAATTTTTTCTTGCCAGGAATAATGGACAGGATATCAAACATTCAGTCAGTATAACACGATTGTGTTATACATTCAAGTAGATATGGATTATCTTGCCCAGAGATTTGTTACCACACCTGCATTACTTACGAATGTCATACGTATGTATGGATGATAACCGGTAACCGTGTAACCTTCTGTTGAGGTTGTATTTGCATAACTGAATATATTACTAGCCAAGTACCAATCACCATCAACGATAGTAGATCCTTCAATGAATACATTACCGTAGAATTCTCCAAATGATGCTTGCATTGTTACTACTGGGTTATTATTGGTAGTTACTACACTAGAACAATATACAGTTGAGTTTGGTGCTGGATTAACATAAGTATTTGGAATCCAATTTGTATTAGCAAATTGCTGTCCATCAGGAATAGTAACTCTCTCTGAAGGTACAAAACTAGGAAGTACTGAATTAACAATATTTAAGTCGCCACGTGCTCCTGCATTCTGGTCAACAAATACAGGGAAGTCAAATTCTGTTACAGGAATCTCAAGTGTATAATAGCATTTCTGTGCTTCAATATCTGCTAGTTCTGCAGGTCCTAAATATAAGGAAGCAATACCGGTTGCAGGAAGTTGTAATGTTAGAGCCTTTCTAATCAATTGCAAATTACCCTCATAATTTAGGATCCTGCATGTTATTTCTTTACCAGTAATGTCTACGGGTTTTTGTTCTTGATTTAAGAACTGAAATTGAAGTTGATTATCTACACCTTTATGTAGTGTTAAGGGTTTGGAATATTGAGGCATATAGCTCCTTGGAGAAAATCCTGTTAGTAAAATAACGATGTTACGTTGTGTATATACGAATACTTGAGTTGAATACATATATGTATTTATTCAAGACCATAAAAGTAAAATATATAGATTGGGTAGTATGAGATAAATATTCCATATATTAACAATAATGATTCAAAACGAATTTTTCAAAAAACTTAGCGAGAACCACCCCTTCATAACGATATGCTCTCATGCAAACCAAGATTATGTTGGAATAGTCCAAAATAGGGACGATATAGTTACCACTATATATGACTATGGATCTATCATCGATCCATTAATCAAAGACAAATTCTTAGAATTAGGGGATATTTGGTGGTGGGAAAGTAATAGACTTATCCCTATAAATCTATTCTTAAAAAATGAATGGTTTATGTTCAAGCCCTATTTACGAACTTTTAATAATAAAAGTTTGACTATTATTCACGGCCCTATATGTAGTATAGGGGAACTCAACAAACGTAGAATAAAACGTAGAAGTATTACACTTGTGAAGCGGATGATTTAAGTAAGTTCATATGAACTACTACTAGTTGTGCATAAGCAATTGCATGTGACTTTTTGAAACTATATCCGGAATCATCTTTATCCCATATAGTCTGTACAATATCAGACCATCTTTCACCAATCATATGTTTCTTAGTAGGTCTAATTAATGCTAAAAACATAGCCAATCTAGGAATACTATTAATAGGTTCAGGCATCTTTTGTATAGATTGAAAATGATTTCCTAAATGAATTAATTTCTCAACAAATTCTTTATTATTAAGTGTTGACCAATCAGGTTCTTGCATTAATTCAACTAAATGTGCTTCATCACGTACTTGACTATACACATGCACATTCAATAAATCTAATTTAAAGTACCCTCTATTCTCTGCCTCAGCATAATCTATTGCTGCCATATCATTTATTGAATCATATGGGATTTTAGTGATATGCACACCTGTTGCATGTTTACGCATAGGATTTACTTTACGCATTGCCGCAGTAGTATGAGGGATATATTTTAATATCTCATCACGATTACCATAATCAATATCAACATCTGACTGAATTTTCATCTTGCTATTACCAATCCCGCTTTCATTAATTTCATATATGCTTGCTGTACAACAATAGCCTGTCGTTCGGCATCTTCTACTGCTTTATGACTAGTTACATGTCCATCTGATTTAAGTTTAACATTACATATATCATAGATAGTTCTAGTATCTCTTATACTCCAGAAGTTCCATGGTGGCAATTGTTTGAAATTTCTCCATGCACTTTCCATTACAACAATATCAAAACTAGCCCCGTTACTCCATACATGACCGTTATTGTACTTCCAACACCACTTATATAACATATCCATGCATTCTTTAAATGATACTCTATCTCTGTCACCCAATGCTTCTTCTTGTGCGGCTTCTGATTGCTCACCCCACCAACGTAATGTGTCATCATTAATAGTACGCTTGTATAACTCAGATTGGTCTTCAATGGTAGGACGCAATTCTAATTTTTCAATAATGCCTTGACCTTTAGGGTCGAATAATACTGCCCCGATTGTAAGTATCACACAATCAGGTCCTGTATCTAAACTCTCAATATCAATCATTATATCTGCCATATTATACTTTCCACAACTCGTACATAGTTCTAAATTTGTCGTCCCACACGACTATTGTAACATTTCCTGAGGTTAAAAGAAAGTCCCAACCGATACCTCTCTCCCCGAAATTACTTCTGCACCATTTTATAATGACACTTGGATCTTCTTTTTTACCTTTACAATCATATACATACTGAGTTTTGTTGCCACGGCTCATATATGTGTGGTCAACTACCCGATAGTCAATTTCATTTTCATTAACTAGAATTGGTTTAAAAGTACCTTTATTATTAGATATTGCCATACATATTATTCGTTTAATATCATCCACATAAATTGTTTCTCAAGCCAATCAAAAAAGTCAGATGCATATTTTTCGGCAGTGAACACTACACCAATAATCTCGTATTGTTCTTCCAAATAAAAACTATAAGTTTTTTCTGTATCTCGTTCATATACGTATGAGTCTATCCATAATATATCTGAATTATCAGCATATAATTTTAATAAGATTCCTGCTTCATCACATTTTATTGTATCAAAAACAATATCCATTAATCTGTTATTTTTAATTGAAAATACTTGTTGAGGCCAATGTGGCCAACTGACACACCAATAGTTATCTTCTATAAAATGTTTTACAAATGGTGAACTCATGTAAATTTCAATATAAACATTATATATAACTTTTCATCTATGATTTCATACTTGTCTGTGATATTGCCATTTAATAAGGATAGTTTAAGTCCATAAGTCTTTTCTAACCATTCTTCAAAATCCCATGCATCAAATTGTCCATTCAGGTCATTTAATGATTGCATATATTCTTTACGTGCAAGTTTTAGTGCTTGCCAATAATCCATACGATTTTTACGGAATTCAATTTCCGGATCATCATCGTCATAATCTTGAAAGTCTTTGGAAATTACGCTCATTTATAAGTAAGTCAAACTAAACCATGTTGCTAATTCTTCTTTATAAAATCTAAACAACGTATATCTATTATACAGCATTCCATAATTACCTACATCATATTCGGGTTTATGATATTCCCAATCAAAGTCTATACCCATAACATATCCTTTTTGTCTTAGTTCTGTAACTACTTCCATAGCCTGCCAAGGCATCCAATCGTCAGCTTTAATTTCTTTCATTGCGGAAATAATATAGTGAACCAAGTAGAAAGTTTATCATCTTCAAAAGTTAATGTCCAATATTGATTTACCATACCTGGTTCCCAAACGGTCTTGGCTACCCATCCCTGTCCACCTATACTGTTATGAATATAGTGTAATCTAGGACCTACATTCTTAATTAGCCATTGTTCTTCTAGTGGTGCTAATCTATTTTTAAGTTTTATGGTAATCATTTATCCCCATCTCAACATAAACCAACTATAATCTTTTTCAAATCTAAATTTTACATGTATAGAATCTTCTTGTAAAATCCAACGTGCATGTCTCTCACATTTATCAATATTATCATATAACCACTGAAGCATTTCCTGATATTTTTCTTCAAATTTAGTTGCAGAATGATATCCATCAAAATTAGCGTTATTAATTACAACTTCATGCCATCCGTGATTTGTTCCTTCCCAACCCTTAGACCAATTATAATTTTGATATCTCATTGCCAGCGTAATAGAAACATGGTCAAGTCTTCATCATTGCATAGCATAACTTCACTATGTTCAATATTATCTATCCAACGATTGTTATTAGTTTCTTCAATATATCCTGACTTACCGTATGTATCATTACACCATTGTTTTATTTCATTACTGTCAATTTCTCCGTGACCCTTCCAAGATATAGTGTGAATGTTTTTTTCACTACCATAATATTTTTCTGTTCTAAAAATAAAACTACTCATTCCCACCTCAACATGAACCATTCACAATCTTGTTGATCCTTAAATAAAAACTTACTATTATTAGCATACCATCGTTGGTTAGGTGTCCATATACCTGGGCCTTTTTCGTATGAACATGTACCGAATGTATCAGTTATCCATTTCATCATTTCTTGCCACTCACCGCCAGAAACTATAGGTGATACTTGATGGTACTCTATATCATATAAATGTTCTATGCCATCATACTTTACTTGACGAATTGATGACCACCCGCCGTTTGCTCCATATAATCTATTAGTCATTTGTCTTTTCTTTATCATATTATTAGATCCATCTCCACAAGAACCAATTATAATCCTTTTCGTTTTTAAAGTAATATGTTACTCCACGGAAGTTTCCAATAATAAAAATACGATTACGAATATCTTCTTGCATGTTTGAAAAAATCCATTTCTCTATATCTTTGGCTTTTTCTTCATCAACGTTTGATAATATGTCATCCGAAAATTCACATGGAACATAAACTTGAAATGGCCAAGTTGTTTTATTTATTTTTCTTTTCAATTATTGCCACCTTAATAAAAACAATGTGGCTGACTTAGAATCTTTTAATTTCACACTTCCCTGCACCGGTACACCGTAAACTCTCATAACCCATGTTTCTAAATCTTTACTACGCCATTCTATAAATCTAGAAATAGTACTACTATTATATTTTGCACCACTGTCGTGATAATTTGGTTGCACATACTTTATAAGCCAATCTAAAACTTCATTGCGATATTTGGGATCAAATTTACAGTCTATCACGACCACCCCAAACTAAACCACAATGCATCTTTTTCTTCTGCAAAACAAAATCTATAATGACTTTGCCAATCGTTATCTTTATTTGCCGGACCAGCCCAAAACATTGACCATATACCATCACGGTTATCAAGTATATCCCAGCGTTCACCTAAATGTTCTGTACACCATTTTTTAGCTTCACGATGTTTAGATTTATGAATAAAAACTTCATTTGTTAATCTTTTCAATGCGCGGCGTTTTACTATTTCACTGGTCATAACCACCTCAATATAAACCATTCAGCATCTTGTCTATACTTGAACAAATAATCACTACCTAGCCGCTGCCAATTATTTTTGCAATTCCTATTCAACCATAGAATAATATCAACCGCTTGGTTATTGTTTTTGAAGTAAAATTGTACCGGTGTCCAACCATCTTCAATTAAAATGGTTGACATGATTCCTTCATCTATATTTTGTTGCATTTCTTTTGAAATAGTGGATATTAGTTCATCTTCTAAATTCATAACCATCTTAAACTGAAATGAATTGCATCACGTTCATCTACAAATAAAAAATCCATATAATCTGCTGTAGGATGTGTTTCATATCTTGAGCCAGGTAAGCCAAATTGTTCTATAGCCCAAGCACAGGTTTCATTCCAACTAGTGATAGAATCTCCTTCACGCCAGGGTATACGTACTTTAGTAGCCTGCTGATTTGAGGGTGTCTTTGATTTGATGCTTGATATTTGGTTCACGCTGAAATTTTAATGCCCATTGTTCTGGATTAATATAATCTATAATCATTTTAACACCTTCTGGATTCATAGTGTCTAAAAATTGGGTACCACTATCACTACAATATAACATCCATGGACTAATCTTTCCATTAGTTATAGCAAGATAAATCTTGTTTGGATTTCCATATCTGAAATAGTCTTTAATCTGAATGTTTTCTTTTTCAACCTGTATAGCAATATATTCAACACTTCTAGCAATAGCATCAAATGCATTCTCTATTCGTATATACTCAATAAGATATTTGTTATATGTACTGTCTAAACACCATGAATCAATCTTTACTTGATTCTCAAGTAACCAATCAATATAGCGGTTAATATTCAATGCATTAATATCAACACAATAACTTCCAAATCTAGCGAAGGCGGCATAATAGGCACTACGAATAAATTCTTCATAGGTCTTTAATTTTTTACTTGCTGAATTCTTTTTGTAAAAATGAACAAATGATTGAAATGCAATACGACTACTTTGCCTATCTTTTGCTAACCAACGATTCTTGTATTCACATATATGTTTGAGCACTGTGGATTCACGTGCAAATTCACGTTTACAAAATTCACATCCATACTTAACAGGTGTATCAATTGCCTCGGTCTTGCTCATATTGCTTAATATCTTTTTCAGTAATAACTTGACTTAACATTTCAATGTCTGCTAATTTCATTGAAGGAAATACTTCAGCCAAATAACATTTCTTTTTATGGTCCTCAACAAATGCTTCTGATACTGAATCAACATCATCTACACTTGCTTTTGGATAAATCTTTTTATAGTATTCTTTAATGTCTTTTAATTTCGCAGGTGTTTCTAACTTTGCAACTTTTGACCCAATACTAGGAATCCATTGATGAAATTGCTTCCCCATACCAGGACTAGCCGCGCATAACATTTGCCATTGTAATTTAGGATGTTTGCTAATATATTCATTAAACAAATACTTATTTGCACTATAATCAGTATTCATTAGATAATATGATTGCAAACCTGCATTGGCTTTGATTGCACTCATCCACTGAATAATTATGAATGGTGAAAACTTCTTTCGTTGTGATTCACTTAACTTATCGTAATAATCATAATCTTTTCTATCCAACGCGGCTAGAACATCAAATATGTTTAAGTCTTGATCCTCTAGTTTTTCATCTATAGGAACTGCTGGTTTTTTTGTTGCCATTAAAATGCCTGATTATAATCTACTATCTCACAATTACGACTAATCTCTTTTACGAAATATACACACTTAGGTTTTACTTCATCCTCAAGTGGTACACATAAGAATTGACCATTCTTTAATCTAGGTGCATACCAAGTTACATCATGGTATATGTCTATTATCTCAATAGGTAAGAATGATGGACTAAATGAAGTAAGTGGATTAAATTCAAACGCATTAAATCCTCTATCATTAATACTAGTTAATGGTAATGTTTCTAAGTCTCCGTGTTCACTTTCACCTATTAATATCTGCCAATCAACTGGCATTTTAATTGTATTTTTACCTATCTTTAATACCAATGCAGGGCTATTAAATGATTCTAAAAATATTAACGGAATATAATGATAATCTACGTTTAGTGGATTACTATTATCTAGTATCGCAAAACGCATGTCATCTATTTCATCCGGTAATGTTTCCAAATTGTAATATTGATTGTCTAATGTTAATATCCTCACGGGAATGTTCTTTCTAAGTTAGTTGTAGTATACATTGTTATTTTATTCATGTCAATCTTTATGTTTATCTATATTCCAATTTCTCTATTGAAAAGGGATAATTGGCTTCTTTATAAAAAGCCTTTCGTTGTGTTAAATGACGTTTGGCAAATCTACAGGAACTTGTAATGTCCCAAATTTGTACATGGTCCTTATCTTCTGCTTTCCTAATCCCTCTACCAATAGATTGAATTACCCGAACAAAACTCTTACCGGGTTCAATTAGTACAAGATTAAAAATACGAGGAATATTAATTCCAACTGCGGCTACTCCATAGGTTGCTACAATGATTTTATCTGTTGATGTAGCGACCTCATCATATTCTTCTTTTCTTTCTGTGAGTTTTGTTCCTCCACTTACAAATA